GCATCTGTTCCATTGTTCCATAACTGAGAGTTATACTCTGATACGGGATCTTTCTGACCAAGTGTAGTGAGAGAGTTTTCTATGTACCATCCACCAGGACCTTGGAATGCATGACTGTACAGTTTTACAAACGGTAGGTCTTCACCATCTGGTGCTGGTAGGAATCGAATAACGGCATATCCGTTACCTGATTTATCTACTTCCAGTTTCCACAAACGGTCATCACCTGATGTTCCGTTAGTGTTTAGTTTTTCGACTTCCTTAACTAACTTTGCAGTTAAAGAACCTAGTTTTGATTGCTTTTTAAGATTAGCAAATGACATTTGGATACCTCGGATTAAATTGGATTTCGTTGGATGTTTAGATTATAATAGATTAATTATGATTTGTCAATATTGTCCTTAAGTTTTGAGATTGTTTCTCTCATACCCTCAAAGAGCAAGTTCATATCAGTTCCTTTGGGAAAACCCATTAAAGGAATTGTTTTTTGTAATTGTTCTTTCATATTAACAGCATCAGGATCATCAGACAGTGACAGTCGGGTATACATAACCTTCTGTTTTTCTAATAATTCTGTCAATAGATCAATGTGTTCCACCTTATCATCATATTCCATTATAGGAAACTGCATTACATTACTATAAAGCGTCTTCTGAAGTTCATTAATTTCTTCAAGTTCTTCTTGAATGATTTCTGAATCAAAAAATTTACTCATCTACAATCTCTCTTAGAATTTTTTTATACTGAAACACATTAATATTTAGGAACGGAACATATTTTTTTATTTTCATGCTGACGGTTTCCCACACTGGGTCTTTAAGTTTACGATTAAATTTTTTTCCAAAAGAAAAGATTTTTTCGAAGATCACTAAGGTTTCTAAACTTATCTCTCCTCCCAGATACTTTTTGAGTATCGGTGGATGACCTCTCGAACAATTGAATACTTCTTCTAATTCTTTTTCCGATAGTAATTTTTTTGATTGTTCTTTGAA